TTTCGATGTCACCACCGCATCGGTAAAGATAACTGCCGACTTCTGTTCTTCTATCTGTTTTTGTAGGGCTTTCCGCTGCTCCCTCTCTGCTTTGATTTCACTGAGCAATCGGATTGCCGTGTCTGGGTCAGCCAACATCTGTTCCACTGTGCTTTGTGTCGCATACATTCCGTGTTTTCGGATAGATGGTATCACCTCGCTTGTCACCCAGCGCTTAAATTTCTTTGCAGTCGGCAGTTTACTGGACAACACCAAGCTGTATAATCCGGATTCGTTGATGATGGTGGTTTTACTTTGTCCAACAAGCAGATTCCCATTTTGGGAATCTGCTATATCCAACATTATAAAAGTCTTGTCCTCATCATCTACATGAGTTGATACAGCTTTGCTTGCATTTGCGTAACCTAAAATTTCAGCCACATCTTTTCCGACAAACCACGGTTCGCCGTCCTTCTCGATGGTGCGGATTTCTCCAAATTCTGAGTTTTGAAAAATCTGTAATTCGTTCATCTTTCCACCCCTCCCATTCTTTCCGAATATTCTTTCATGTTTTACCCCGTTTCCACAATCTGCGCCGTACACAGCCAGTCCCCTGCCATGTTGTCGCCCTCGAGCTTAACCGATTCTACGCGGAAAATACCGTTTGCCGCCTTGCTTTGCAGCTGTATCAAATCGTTTACTCCAATGGCGGCATTGAGGAAATATCGAATCTCCCAACCTGCCTGCGCCTTGTTTTTAGAACTGTTGTCCTGCGCATTTCCGGAGTTCTTTTCCGATTTTGTCAGCTTTTTCGGACTTCCGATTAACCCGGTTTTGGAGGAAATCAGGTGCGCAACGGTAGAAATCGGTTCGTTGGACTTTGTCACCTGAATCACTCCGTTTTGAATGGTCCATGTCAGATTGTTTGAGGCGCAAACCTTGTCCAACACATTTTTGGCAAGCCCCACATAGCTGTAGCTTTCCAGCGGTTTAAAGCTGGCACCCGGAGAAAAGGTGATAGGCAATCCCATCTGCCCTGCCGCATCCTGTAATATTGTTTTGGAATCGGTGGTCGATAAATAGCCGAGTGTGAGGTAACTGTCCCGCAGTTCCTTTCTTCCGTCCAAAACATCAATCGTTGTCTTTTGGTCCGCTCCATCATCCTCTGTCACGACATTGGTGACAGTTCCTGTGAGGACCATCGGGGTATTCCCTCTGTACCCCGCATTGAGAGTGACAATACAATCCTTTTCCTCCAGCGCCGCTTTATGAGCTGGGTTCAGGTTCCAGATTGAGATTTTCGCAGTATTTGGGCTTGCGACATCCGATTTTTCCACAGAAAACTGGATGTGTAACTCATTGGTTCCAAATCCGATTCCTCCCGCCTGTCCTGCCGAGAGCTGATAAGCTCGAATCCAGTTATTCAAGCAACTTCCCTCCCAGCGTCAAAAAATCTTCCTTTGGGAAAAAGATAAACTGAGCACGATTCTCCTTGAAATCATCTCGTCCAATGTTTTGCTTTGTGGATAACGCGCCAAACAGCCCTTCTGGCAGTCCATGGCAGAGGGAGAAGAAATTAAGCGGCGAATTTGGAACAATTTTGATTCCCTGCACATACGGATTCCGATTGTGGTCGAAGATTCCGAATGTCCAGTAATCCCCCGAGAAATTGTAGCTGAAGCGGATGAGGTATTCCTTCCCAGCCAGAACAACACGCGAAAAGCTGTCGTTATAGTCTGGAACGGTAATTACAGTAATCATTTAACCCCTCCCCACAATCCCACAAGGTTTTCTACTCCACTTTCAAGTCCTTCCTTGCCAAACATTCCTGTCGCTATCTGATAGGCAGTTGAGCTTTTTCCGCCTCCGCTCAAACTGTCAGAAGTGCTGCTATTGTTACCCACAACAGTACTGCTTACCCCTCCTGAGCTCCCGTAAGGTGTTGTGCTTGCAGTGCCGGCGGTTGTCCCGGTATCTCCGCCGCGCCCATATTCGGACGGAATGGTAACGGTCTTTGCTGCCGTTGTCTGCACCTCTTTGAGTGTAATCGGAATCTCCAACGATGTTTTCGTCGATACATCATACGGCAAAGAAAGGCTTGTTACACCCATGTTTTTAAAAATACCTTTTGCAGAAGTAACGGTAATCAGCTCGCGCTTTGCGTACAGCTCCTGAAATCGGGAAGCGACCTGCTGAACTCTCCCCGGTGAAGCGTGCGAGCGAAAGGTTATCGGCGTATTGGTGACAATCACGGTAAGACTCAACGTTTTGGGCTTTTGAATCATCGTGTCCTGTACCGAGAATCCCTCCTCCACAGGATAATCCGGGATTTCCATCTCTAAAGAAAGTTCATGATGAATCAGCGCGTCGCACTCGATACCGCCGATATTGACCGGTTGAGGTTTCATCTTTTATCCCACCTTTTTAGTATCCCATTGCAAAAGCTCTTGCCGCTTCGTCCGAACTGTCATTCACTGCCTTATTCATCTGTTCTGCGCCTTTTTGCTGCATTTCTCGGTCAGAGCCGTTGAAGGTGTTGTTGATGTGGTTTTGAATTGTTATGTTGTTGGTTTTGTTGCCTGCTCCGGCAGATGCACTAGCGGTAGCGGCTTGCACCGTTCCATCCTTTGTCAGCCAGTCTGCTCCCTTCTGGAGCCATTCAAGTCCGCTATTAACTGCGCTTCCTACTGCATCACCAACCTTACCTACAAATTTCCCCAGAGGAGTTTCTTTCAACCACTCCCAACCTTGCTTACACAATTCAAACAAATCTATCAATCCACCAATCGCCGCAGAGATTCCATCTACAAATGCCCGAACCCACTCGCCAAGCCATCCAATCACCTTTTTGATAATACTTCCGGCTTTTTGGACAAAGTTCAAAACAGAGTCAATACCTTTTTGGATTTTCTCCCGGGCATCGTCTGCATCAATCCCCATCTCCTCCAAAAACTCACCGATAACGCTGGCATCGCCTCGCATAAAGTGAATCAAATCGTCGATGGCAAGGGCAATCAGCATGATAACTGCTACCAGTGCAAGCGTTTTGAGGTTTGCCATGGTAAGCAATCCGCCGAGGCTCTTGAAGAAGCCGAGAATTTTGCTGGCGTTGAGTGCAAGCCAGATGGAGCCGGCAGCCATAGCCACCAGTTTGAGCAGATTTTCCATTCCGCCTACCTTATCGGCAAGCCGGTTGAGCATCTGCACCCCTTTATCAAGCCAGCCCAGAAGTTTCGAGAAGAAGTTCATCAGGAAGTAGGAGAGTTTTTTTGTCGCTCCGTACTGGCTGTTGATTTTATCAACCCACAATCCCCACTGGTTTCGGATGTTGAGGAGAGCGTCCGAGAGGTTTAAATCCAGTTCATTGAAGGAGGCGTTGATGGTATCAGCGTTGTTTACTACCGCATTTTTCAGGGCAGCGAGGCTGATTTGCCCGTTTGTTGCCATGTCTTCAAACTGGTCTTTGGTCGCTCCAAGCTCTTTTTCCAACAGTTTTACATACTCTGGAGCATTTTCTAAAAGCTGGCTGATGGTTTCTCCATCCAGTTTACCCCGCCCGAAGGAGTTGTTGATTGCCTCCTGAAGGGATGCAACCTGCTCATTGGATTTTCCGGCAGCCTTGAACAACTTTGAGGTCAGCTCAGCATAGCCGGCAGCTTCTTCTACCGTGCCAAACAACTCTTTGTTTTCCTGCACCAGATTGCCGACAAACTTTGCCGTCTCCCCGTAGGATGTACGGCTGTCATTGGCTGCTTTCAAAATCCTTTGCTGGATTTCGCTCTGCTCCCCCATTCCTCGGGTAGCAGCATCCCGAATCTGGTCGTTGATGCCGTTGAATTCCTCAGAAATCTGTTTAAGCTGGACCAGAGAAAAACCTAGTCCAAGAGCGCCAGCAAGTTTCCTCATCGTTCCCATGATTTCTTGATAAGTTGTCTTTACCTTTTCCGCGGCAGTTCTGTGCTCTTTTGCCGACTTTACAATGTCCTTGCATTTCCCCCAAATCCTGTTGAGAATGTTGAAAAGAGATTTGTTTTCCTTTTCTCCTTTTTTGGTCTCGTTCGTATTATCCTTGTTGGTTTTGAAGATTTTTGCCAGAACATCCCGGAGTTTTAAATGTACCTGAACATTTTGCTGTGTGTTCTTGTCTTCCTCTTTTTGGGTATCCGAAATTTGCTTCTGCTTTTGTTCCTGTTCTGTAAGCGTTTCACCAATCTGCTGTTGGTTTTCCAGAATTTCCGCACTTGTCTCCTGCTGATTTTTAAGCTCCTCTGAAATCTGCTGCTCAGTATCCAATACCGGTTGATTGTTCGGCTGTTCCTGCTGTTGGGGCATTGGAACTGTTCCTGATTGTGTGAGATTTTTGGGAACTTTAAGCTTTATTTCGACAACCAAGCTTTGCAAAGCTTTTTCCCATCGCTTTTTGGCTTTTTCGACAGTCTTCTCTGCTTTTTTCAAAGACTTCTCATCGAGGTCAAAACCAATTGCAATGGCAATATCCCGTATCGTCAAATT